CTGTCTTTCCGAGCAATCCCTCTCCGACACGCTCCAAAGTTCACCGAGACAGTCCGTTTACGATCCGACCTGATGCTGAAGGCAACCGATAATGGCAAATAAGACAAAGAAGTTAGTGGGGGCTACAGAGCCTCGATTGCATTCGCCATACGTAAAAGGGAAGTCTTTAGTTCAAGATGTGATCGATCTATGCGAAATAATCCAGATGCCTTTGTTGCCTTGGCAAAAACACGTGCTGACGGACATGCTTCGCGTTGACCGTAAGGGAAACTGGATTCGTAAGACGAACCTGTTGCTGATTGCCCGCCAGAATGGCAAGACTCACCTAGCCCGAATGCTTATTTTGACTCATTTGGTTATATGGAAAACAGACGTCTTGATAATGTCATCTAACCGCTCGATGGCCTTGGATACCTTCAGGCAAGTAGCCGAATTGCTGGAATCCAATGACCATCTAAAGGGATTCGTTAAGCAGATCAGATACGCAAACGGCACTGAGTCAATCATGATGCTCGATGGCACAAAGTTGGATGTAGTCGCGGCAACTCGCGACGGATCGCGCGGCAGATCAATAAACGGATTGTTGTATATCGATGAATTGCGCGAGATCAGTGAAGAGGGGTACCGCGCTGCAATTCCAGTCACGCGCGCCCACGCCAATTCGCATACCCTACTGACCAGTAATGCTGGAGATCATTTCTCAACAGTTTTAAACGAAATGCGCTCGCGCGCGTTGGAGTCTCCGCCACAATCATTCGGATTCTACGAATATAGCGCGCCTGCTCACTGCAAAATTACAGATCGAAAGGCTTGGACTCTAAGCAATCCAGCCCTGTCTTACACGATTACGGAAGAGGCGCTGGAAGAAGCAGTTGCCACTTCACCGATTGAAAATACTCGAACCGAGATGTTATGCCAGTGGATTTCATCGCTGCAATCACCATTCCCACCAAATAGTATTGAGGATCTTAGTGACAGCACTCTCCAGATGTCAGCGGGTGCATATACAGTATTTGGGTTCGACAAATCCCCGAGTTCTAGAGATTGTTCACTCGTTGCAGGTCAGATATTGCCAGATGGACGTATTGGAATTGGCATTTTAGAAACGTGGGAAAGCCTAGTTTCGATTGATGAGTTACAAGTTGCCGCTGCGATTAAAGCGTGGGCAGACATCTATCGGCCTCGCCAGATTTGCTTTGATCGTTACGCAACCCAAACAATCGCAGACAGATTGGCAAATGCTGGACAAATAATGCTCGATGTTTCAGGCGCTCAGTTCTATCAGGCATGTTCAGATTTACTCGATGCAACCGTTAACCGTAGATGGGTTCATAATGGCCAAGACTTACTCATAACTCAATTTACAAACGTTGCTGCAAAAAATAATGACTCAAGTTGGAGAATCGTAAAACGCCAGAGCGCGGGAAGCGTTGCGGCGCCGATTGCAATCGCTATGGTTATTTCAACGTTGATGAAACCACAACAGGTTGCGGCTATATACACCGATTGATCTATATGTAGTGTATAATTGCACCCTATGGGTATCTTTTCGCGTAAACCGCTAATCGTAGAAGCGCAAGCCGCGCCACAGGTAATGGGCGAAAACTTACCTTCACTTTATAACTCAATAGCCTTACGCGTATCTCGTAAAGATGCGATGTCAGTGCCATCAGTTGCACGTGCGCGCAATCTAATTTGCGGCACTGTTGCATCTATTCCGCTTGAGTATTACAACAAGAAAACAGGCGAAGTAATTGCGCCGCCTCGTTGGATTAATCAACTATCAAAGAATCAACCATCATTTGTAACACTGAACTGGATGGTTGACTCGTTACTTTTCTACGGCAATTGTTACCTCAGAGTGGTCGAGCGTTATCAGGAAGATGGGCGCCCTTCAGCATTTGAATGGATCGCTAACTCTCGCGTTACATTTACAACTGATCTTGAAGGCATCATGATTACTCAGTATTACGTTGATGCTAATCCAATCAGCATGAACGATATTGTTACCATTCAAGGATTAGATGAAGGCGTACTAGAACGCGCTGGTCGCACAATTCAAAGCGCGATTGATATCAATAAAGCCGCTGCAATTTCATCGGCTACACCAATGAGTTCAGGCATATTGAAAAACATGGGTGCGGATCTTCCACCTGCCGAAGTTTCTGGATTGTTAGCCGCTTGGAAACGTAGCCGCCAAAATAATTCAACGGCGTATCTCACTAGCACTCTCGAATATCAGCCGACACAATTTTCACCTAAAGAAATGATGTACGCGGAAGCCATCCAAGGATTATCGACGGAACTTGCCAGAGCGATGAACGTACCTGCTTACCTTCTTAGCAGTGAAATGAATCAAAGCATGACGTACTCTAACATTCAAGACGAACGTAAACAATTTTATGCGATGTCAATCGAGCCTTACATTCAGGCGATTCAGTCAAGACTTTCAATGGATGATATTTCAACGGCTGGACACGAAGTTCGTTTTGCCGTCTTTGATACTTTCTTAAAGCAAGATCCAATGACTGAACTTGCAGTTATTGAGAAGTTGCTATCGCTTGGACTAATTACAACTGAACAGGCTATGGAAATGACTGACCTATCTCCAAATGGAAGCGAAGGCATGAGTTAATGGAAACCCTTTATATAGAAGCATCATCTATTGAATGCAGCGAAGAGCGCCGCGAGATTAGCGGCAAGATCGTGCCAATGGGTACTGGCGAAATCGGCAATACCAATTTAGGCGGTGTCGTATTTCAGGCTGGATCAATTCAAATTGAAGATCCAAGCAAGATCCGACTTCTATCGCAACATGACATTAAGAAACCTGTGGGCCGCATGGTTTCGGCAGAGGTTCGTGAGGGTGACGGCATCTATGCAACCTTCAAACTTAGTCGCTCAACAGGTGGCAACGATGCACTCGTTATGGCTCAAGAAGGTCTAGTTACAGGTCTTTCAGTAGGTGCAGAGATTATTGCATCAGCACCGTCAAAGTCAGGTCACACAGTAGTTACTTCAGCAAGACTCAAAGAAGTCAGTTTAGTAACCGAGGCCGCATTCAAATCAGCGGCTATCACAGAAATTCGAGCAGAAGAAATTTCTGAAGTCGAAGAAACCAAACCAACAGAAAGCGAGGCGGTCGTGGAAAATACTCCAGACACCGTAGCAGCACCAGAAGTTGAGGCAACGGCTGTTGAAGCCGCTCGTCCAACTGTTTCAGCACCAGCATACGCAAAAGAGCGTACTGCACCAATCTCATCTACTCAGTACCTAGAAGCATCTATCAAAGCAGCACTTGGCGATGACGATTCACGTCGTGTAGTTCGCGCTGCCGATGATTCTACTTCTACAAACACTGGCCTAACGTTGCCACAGCATCTAAATCAATTCGTTACAGATACATTTTCTGGACGTCCAGCATTTGATGCAGTAACTCGCAACGCGTTAATTGATTCAGGGATGTCATTTACTGTCCCTCGTCTTTACACCCAAAATGCAACACCTGACACTGCTCCAGCGGTTGCAGATGTTAACGAAGGTGCAACTGTTACTGATACAGGCATGACATCTGCTTATGACACTGTAAATATCAACAAGTTCGCGGGCCTCAATCGCATTAGTTGGGAATTGATCGACAGGTCATCTCCTTCCTTTATGGAATTGCTTATGGCGGAACTCCGTAAAGCGTATGAGAAGGCAACTGATTCAGCACTACTTACTGAATTAATTTCTTCAGGTACAACCGCAGCAACTACCGCAGCAACCGCAGCGGGACTTCAATCATTCATCTCTGTAGAAGGCGCAGCCGCATACAAGGGAACTGGCGGAGACTTCGCTAACAAGTTGGTTGTCAACACAGATCAGTGGGCAGCAATCACAGGTTACGCAGATACAACAGGCCGCGCACTTTACTCAGCGCAAGGTCCAACAATGAACGCATCAGGTACAGCGGTTGCTTCATCAGTGCGTGGAAACATTCTTGGCACTGACCTAATCGTTGACCACAACATCGCTGCATCAGGCGTTGTAGATAACTCAGCATTCCTTATCGCACCTTCATCAGTGTACGTATGGGAATCACCTGTTACAAACCTTCGCCTTCAGGTACTTACAACTGGCGAGTTGGAAATTGCACTTTACGGTTACATGGCCGTTTACGTTGCAAAATCTGGCAAGGGTGTACGTAAGTTCAACCTAACTTAATAGGTTACTAAGTCGCTGGCGGGGCGTTGCCCTTACGTCCCGCCAGTCTTTAGAAAGGAGATCAAATGGCTTATACAACTGTTGCTGAACTTCGCAGCGCGCTTGGAGTCGGTACTTTGTACCAAGATTCTGTGTTGCAATCAGTATGCGATGCTGCCGATAATGTGTTGATCCCTTTTCTATGGACTAACTCGACTCCAGTAATAGGACACAGCAATACCACCAACACAGGTACTTCTTTCTTTCAAGATCGTATTGATGACGTGTTTTATGTTGGACAGTCTCTCGTTTTTTCAGGTTGCGGTTCAAAACATAACGGCAACAAAACACTAACAGGCGTTGGTGAGTATTCAGTAACTTATGCAATTACTGGAAACAGTAACGTAGCCGCGCCTTATCATCCGATTAACCCTTACGGTTCAGCCGCCGCCGATACATACGTTGATTACTCAACAGTGCCATCAGTGCAAGAAGCATCTCTAATGATTGCTATTGCTATCTGGCAGGCGCGCCAAGCGCCAAGCGGTCAAGGCATGTCAGTCGATGGTTTTACTCCGTCACCATTTACAATGAGTTCAACTTTAGTAGCACGCATTCGTGGGCTTATAGCGCCGTATCTCTCACCTAATTCTCAAGTAGGCTGACATGACGGCGGCCATTACAACTCTACGTACAACAATCGCCAATGCGATAGTTGACAATACTAAATACTCTGTATTTGCTTTTCCACCAAGCACACCGATAGTTAACTCGGTAACAATAAATCCAGCCGACCCATATTTAGTTCCTACTAACAATTCGCGTAATACTGTCGCGCCTATGGCTAACTTTTTAATTCATATCTTTGTGCCTTTACTAGACAACGAAGGCAACCTTAATGGAATTGAGGAAATGCTAGTTGCAGTGTTTAACAAACTAGCGGTTTCCTCGATCGTCTATAATGTAGGCAGTGTGAGCGCGCCAAGCGTTCTAAGTGCTGCATCAGGCGATTTACTCACCTGCTCGATGCAGGTGTCCGTACTCTCGAGTTGGGAATAGACCTATGAATGAATGGGAAAAAGATAATGAAGCGTTCCTGATTAAGATAGGTCAGAACGCTCCAGTAGTACCAGCACCTAAACCAGCAACTAAGAAAGAAGAGGAATAAACGAAATGGCAGTATATCTAGCAAATACGGGGATTCTTACTGTTAATGCAGTTGATCTCTCATCTTTGACAAGTTCAGTTACAATCAATCGCGCATTCGACGAACTCGAGGTCACCAGTCTTGGAGATCAAGGTCATCGTTACGTGAAGGGCCTTGAGGCTTCAAGCATTACGATCGACTTTTTCAATGACTCAGCAACAGCAAAGACACTACAAACACTTCAGACAAACTGGGGCAACAACGTAGTAGTAACATTTAAGCAATTAGATGCAGTCGTATCAGCAACAAATCCTTTGTACACTATGACATGCTTGATTAACAATACAACTCCAGTTAACGGAGCAGTTGCGGATCTTTCAACTCAGAGCGTTACATGGAACGTTTCAGGTACAATCGCAGTAACAACAGCACCATAATCAACTAACTAAGGGGCAAGCATGGCAAAACTAAAGGTAGTAAGGGTAGATGGAAGCGTTAACGAGTACGAGGTCACACCTGTAATCGAGTACGCTTTTGAGAACTACGCCAAGATGGGATTCCATAAAGCAATTGTGGAAAATCAACGCCAGTCTGACATCTACTGGTTATGTTGGGAAGCGATCAGGCGATCAGGAGAAACCGTTAAACCATTTGGCGAAGCGTTTATTGAAACGCTCGTCAGCGTGGATGTGGTGGACTCCGACCCTTTAGGATAGATAGAAACTCTATTTGTTATCTCGCGGCTCGCTTGAGTCATGAGTATGGAGTTTCTTTTCAAAGCATCGTAGAACTTTCTCCGATGGCTTTACAGGCACACGTCGACGTGTTAAAAGATATAGCGAAGGAGCAAGATAATGCCAGTAGAAGTAGTAGGCGGCGTCGCACTTCGTAAAGCGTTGAACAAATGGGCGCCTGATTTGGCCAAGGAACTAACCCGCGAGTTAGGTAGGATCCTTAAACCGATCGTTGCCGAGGCTCGCGGGTTCGTTCCTCAAACTGCTCCAATGAGCGGATGGGAAGTTCGTCCCACCGATCGAGGCCATTCTTTTCCTAAGTATGATGCTTCAGAAATTCGTAAAGGTATAGTTTACAAAACTACTCCAAGCAAGCCTAACTCAAATGGCTTTACCAATTTAATTAGAATCCAAAACAAATCTATGCTTGGTGCGATCTACGAAACCGCTGGTCGTAAGAATGGCCAAGGG